CGGCCAAGTGCATTCTGTTCGCTTCGGTCGCGTCCTCCGAGGTGGTGCGCCGTGGTCGTGCAGTCGTGCGTCTGGCTGAAGTGAGCGAGGCGTTGCTGACCGGCCTCGACCCCGACGGCGAGAAAGCCTTGGCGGCTCAGTTCATTATCGTTCGCTAACAGCGACCCAATTTCACCCTGACCCCGCCAAGTGCGGGGTTTTGCATTTCTGGAGGGCCTCATGGCCGACATTGATATTTTCGAAGACCACGCATTCTCCGTTCCAGCGCTCACTGCTGCGATCAACGAGCAACCGTTCGTGCCAGGTCGCTTGGCCGAACTGGGGCTGTTCGAAGAGGAGGGCGTCACCACTGTGACGGTGCAAGTAGAAAAGGACGGTGAGACCCTGGCGTTGGTGCCAGCCGGTGAACGCGGCACGTCTGGGCTGGTGGTCAACGGCAGCAAGCGCATCCTGCTGCCCTTCAACACCGTTCACCTCCCCGAGCGTTTCGCTATCAAGGCGGATGAGATCCAGGGTATTCGTGCATTCGGTGAGCAAACCGAGCTGCAGGCGGTACAGGACGTCGTTAACAAGCGGCTGGCAAAGGCCCGACGGCAGTTGGACGCCACTCACGAATTCCACCGTATGAGCGCCTTGAACGGCTATGTGCTGGATGCCGACGGCAGAACGGTGCTGCTCGATATCTTTGACCGTTTCGGCCTTCAGCCCATTGTCATCTCGATGGAGTTGTCCAACCCGGACACAAAAGTTCGGGTGAAGTGTGTGGACGCGCTGGATGCGCAGGAGGAGGCGCTGGGCGCGACTACCACGTCGGGAGCGCGAGCCTTCTGCGGCAAGAACTTCTGGCGCGATCTGATCGAGCACAAGAGCGTCGTGAAAACTTACGAGGGTACCCAGTACGCCTCGGCGCTGCGTGCTGACGGCCGCGAGTCTTTCGAGTTCGGCGGTATCACCTGGGAGCGCTATCGCGGCAAGGTTGCGGGTATTTCGTTCGTGCACGACGACGAAGCCCGCCTTGTACCAGAAGGGGTGCCAGGGCTGTGCATCACCCGCTTCGCGCCGGCCGACTACATGGACACGGTCAATACCGAGGGTCTGCCGTATTACAGCCAGCTGGAGATGATGCCATTCAAGAAGGGCGTGGCCGGTGAGGCGCAGTCGAACCCGTTGCACCTGGTGACCCGCCCCCGCGCCATCATCCGCTTGACGCGCTGACGATGGCCTTCCGTGATCTGCTCGACGACGTCGATGACACGGTGTTCGAGGTTCTGGGTGATTCGGCACATATTGAAGGCCGCGTTGTTGCCGGAATGTTCTCGGCGCCCTGGCTGCAACCCAAGCTCGGCCAGATCAACACTGGCCTACGTGAGCCGCACCTCGTCATTCGAGTCGGAGACAATGCGGGTGTCGACGCTCGGCAGAGCGTGGTGATTGATCTGCCGCCCGAGGATGGTGGGGGCAATTACATCATCACTCGCATCGAGCCGGGTGGGAATGGGCTTGTGACCCTGGTCCTGAGGAAGTCGCCATGAGCGTAGGCAGCTATCAGAAGCAATCAGCCAGCTCCGGGCTGATCACGCTTCAGGTAAGTCCGCAGCAGGTCGAGAATTTCTCGGAGTTCGCCAACCTGGTGCCGAAGGCTATCAAGGCGGCGGAGCGTCGGGCGATCAACAAGACCATACGTTGGCTGCGTACGCACATCGCCAGATCAGTGAGCCAGCAAGAACGCATCGCCGTGTCGGCGGTGCGCAAGCGCTTGCTCGCGTATCCCATTGGCAGCAACGGCCAGGGCAAGCTGTGGTTCGGTCTGAAACCCATCGAGGCCAGCCGGGCTGGCCGGCCGCGGCAAACACGCTCGGGTGTGTCGGTAGCCGGCCGCAAATACCAAGGGGCGTTCTTCAAGACGGTTTATGGCGGCAAGCCGGATATTTGGATTCGCACAGCTAGCAAGCATTTCAGCGCGGACGATTACCCTGACAGTGAGGTTTCGGGAAGTGGCGGTGCGAGCTCGGGGTGGATCGGCGAGAACGACAGCCGCTTCCCGTTGGCCAAGGCGAAAATCTCGCTTGAGGATGTCAGGCCGCACTTTGAATCATGGACGAACAGGGCTCACCAGCGGCTGCTGGTGGTAATGGAGCAGGAGCTGAACTTTGAGCTGCAAAAGCACCTTCGGAGGCTGGGTAAATGACCGATGACCCAATACCCCTGGCTCAGGTGTATACGGCGATTGAGCAGGGCATACATCAAGCCATTCCTGCTTTGGCCTACGTGGGCACTATGCCAGGGCGCCTTGAAATGGTAACGCCGCCTGCGGTCGTGCTGGAGCTGTCGGGTTTCGAGGCAGCAGAGAATGATCCGGGTACCGGGGAGACAGCAGTAGATGCACGTTTCGAGGCTCGGGTAATCGTGGGCAGTGAGTTGGATGATTGCCTCCACATCGCTGCCTTCGTGGCAGCCCAGCTGGCCGCGTTGCTGCGTATTCAGACCTGGGGGATTGTCGCTGAACCAGCTCAATTCATTCGCGCCGAACGGGACTGGAGTCGCCCGGAGCTGGATAGCTTTGTTGTGTGGGTGGTTGAGTGGTCACAGGGTCTCTACCTGGGCGAAGAAGAGTGGCCGTGGCCAGTGGAGCCCGGCCCGATCCTGTTCGGCTTCGATCCCGAAACGGGCTCGCAGCATGAGGGGGATTACAGGGCGCCGGAGGACATGGAATGAGTTACGTGTCGGCACAGCACGACCGCATGCTGGCCAGCCTGCTAATTCCTTGCCGAGTGGTCGCCATTGATCTGGCGGCAGCTATGGTGCGGGTCTCCGATGGCACTGGTTGGACCAGCGCCTGGGTGCGCTGGCACGCCGTGGCCGCCGGCAAGGCTCGCCATTGGCGCGCCCCGAGCCTGGGCGAGCAGGGAGTGTTGTTCAGCCCGAGTGGCGAGCCTGCGCAAGGCACGTTCGTTCCTGGGCTGTACGGAGACGCTGGCTCCCAGCCGGACAACCGCGACCACGTCGAGGCCTGGCGCTTCGCCGACGGCGGCTCGCTGATCTACGACTGGCAGGCCAAGTCCTACACCATCACGCTCCCCAGCGGCACCGCCACGGTCAAGGTCGGTGGTACCGAGGTTGTGGTGACCGACAACGCTATCACCGCCAAGTCGGGCACCGTCGACATTACGGGGGCGGTCAGGATCACCGGTACGTTGGTGGTCACTGGCGACATCAACGGCGGTGGGCGGATCATCGACACCGCCGGGAACACGGCCAACCACAAACACTGACAGCCCGCCCCGAGCGGGCTTTTTCTTGCCCGGAGGGGCTTATGAGCAACAAGAAAACCATTGCTGCGTCCAGTGCGCCGGCAGGCGTGACCTTTCGCGATAAAACCCACACCTCTCGATCTTTGTTCATGCCGGGCGGCCGCGAGCTGAAGGTGGTGAGCGGCTCCCTGGTGGTGCAAGTCGGTGACGACGAGGCCCTGGCCTACCTGGAGCGTCGCCGTGATTTCGAGCAGCTAGACCAGGCGGTGTGACCCATGATCGGAATGGATCGCCGCACAGGTAAGCCATTGTCCGGTCAGGCCCACCTGCGGCAGTCCATCGAAGACATCCTGACCACTCCGCTTGGCTCTCGTCGTATGCGTCCTGAGTACGGCAGCAACCTGCGCCGTTACGTCGACTTGCCCGTCAATGAGGGGTGGAAGAGTGCGGTCCAGGCGGAGGTTGCTCGTGCGTTGGGGCGTTGGGAGCCACGGCTGCAGCTGGAGCTGGTCAAGGTCGTCTCGGTCGTAGAGGGGAAAGTCACCCTGCAGTTGTCCGGGGTGTACCTGGGCGATAGCGCGATACTGGAGGTGAGCGCATGACGATTGATCTAACCGCGCTGCCTGCCCCCGCAGTGCTTGAGACGCTGGATTTTGAGGAGGTCTATCAGGCCGAGCTCGCTGCGTATCAGGAGTTGATGGGGGAGGAATGGTCGGCGCCGCTGGAAAGCGATCCGGTAACAAAGCTGCTGGAGTTGGGCTCGTATCGCCGATTGCAGAACCGGGCGAGGGTCAACGACGCTGCCAAGGCCTTACTGTTGGCTTATGCCACGGGAGCGGACCTCGACCAACTGGCCGCCAACGTCAGCTTGCAGCGCCTGGTTGTGCAGGCAGAGGACTTGAGCGCGATACCGCCTATCCCTGCAGTGCTCGAAGAGGACGACGCGCTGCGTGAGCGGGTGCAGCTGGTCTATGAGGGGCTAACCACGGCCGGGCCGCGTAACAGCTACGTCCTCCACGCACGCAACGCTTCGGGTCTGGTGGCTGACGCGACGGCAGAAAGCCCGACGCCGGCAGTGGTCGTGGTTACGGTGCTGTCGCTGGACGAGCCTGGCTCGGCCTCGGCCGAACTGCTTGCTGCCGTGACGGCTTACCTGAATGACGATGACGTGCGTCCGGTGGCAGATCGCCTCACCGTACAAAGTGCGCAGATTCTGTCGTACCGGATTGACGCCAAGGTCTACATGGCAGGCAACGGCCCGGAGAACGAGGCGATTTTGGCAACGTGCCGGGAGCGCCTGCAGGCCTGGATCAATCCCCGGCGCCGGTTAGGCGTGGAGGTGGCCCGATCCGGCGTTGACGCCCAGTTGCATATCAACGGCGTCACGCGCGTGGAGCTGACTGGCTGGGTTGATATCAAGCCGACTAAGGCCCAAGCGGCTTGGTGTGAGGGCTTCACCGTCGTAAGGGGTACGTAATGGCGAGCCTCCTCCCGAACAACAGCACGCCGCTGGAGCGTGCCGTCGAAGGCGCCGATGCCGAGTCAACCGCCATCACCCTGCGCACGTTGTACAACCCCGACACTTGCCCGGCGCATCTGCTGTACCAGCTGGCATGGGCGTGGTCAGTTGACCGCTGGGACGATGAATGGCCCGAGGCGACCAAGCGCTCAGTCATCAAATCGTCGTTCTACATCCACAAGCACAAGGGAACCATCGGCGCGCTGCGCCGCGTGGTGGAGCCGTTCGGCTACCTGATCGAGGTAGTCGAGTGGTGGCGCATGGTGCCCGAGGGTGTGCCGGGCACCTTCGCGCTCAAGGTCGGCGTTTCCGATACCGGCATCAGCGATGACACCTACCGCGAGCTGTCGGCGCTGCTCGATGATGCCCGGCCGGTGAGTCGGCACATGGTCGGCCTGGAAATCAGCCTGGAGGCCAAGGGCCGCTATTACCTGGGCGTGAGCTTGAGCGAGGGCGACACCTTGGAAGTGTACCCGCCGATGCAGCGCGACATTGTGGTCACCGGCGTCATTGGGCGCGGTGGCCGTGAAACCACTATCGACACACTGGACATTGCACATGGTTGACCAGAACACACAGTTCTACGCGATCCTCACGAATGTGGGCGCGGCCAAGCAAGCCAACGCCGATGCCCTGGGCATCGCTTGGAAGATCACCCAAATGGGCGTGGGCGATGCCAACGGCACCGACCCAACCCCGAATGCCACACAGACCAGCTTGATCAACGAATGGCGCCGGGCGCCGCTGAACCAGCTGAAAGTCGACGACAACGACGCCTCGATCATCGTCGCCGAGCAGGTGATTCCGGCCGATATCGGCGGCAAGTGGATTCGCGAAATCGGCCTGTACGACGAAGCCGGCGACCTGGTGGCGGTGGCCAACTGCGCCCCGACCTACAAGCCGGTGCTGTCGCAGGGCTCGGGCCGCACCCAGGTGCTGCGCATGAGCCTGGTGGTCAGCAACGCCGCCAACGTACAGCTCAAGATTGACCCCAGTGTGGTGCTGGCCACCCGCGAATGGGTCACCGAGGAACTGGCCCGCCAGGACTTCAAACATTCGGTACAGGTGGCCACCACGGCCAGCATCACCCTGAGCGGCATGCAGACCATTGACGGTGTGGCGCTGACGGCCGGCGCGCGGGTGCTGGTGAAGAATCAGACCGCAGCCAAGGACAACGGCATTTACGAGGTCGTAGCGGGCGCCGCCTGGACCCGCAGCGCGGATGCCAACAGCAGCGCCAAGGTTACCCCCGGCCTGCTGGTCCTGGTCGAGAAGGGCACGACCAACAGTGACAGCGCGTGGCAGTTGGTCACTGACGCACCGATCAGCCTGGGCGTGACGGCGCTGACGTTCGAAATGGCGTTTGGCCGCACCGGCGTTACGGCCGGCACCTACCGCAGCGTGCAGGTCGACAAATATGGTCGGGTCGTGGCGGCAACCAACCCGACCACGGTGGCCGGTTACGGCCTGACGGACGTGTATACCAAGGGAGAGACGTACAGCCGTACCGAGATCACTCAGGCAATTTCGACCGCTGTGTCCACCGCAGTGTCCGGTTTGGTGGATGCTGCGCCGGGCGCGCTGGATACGCTCAAGGAATTGGCCACGGCCATTGGCAACGATCCGAACTTTGCCACCACCATGGTCAACGAGCTGGCGAAGAAGGCGCCGCTGCTGTCTCCCAAATTCACCGGTGCGCCAGAAACGCCAACGCCGGTAGCGGGTAGCACGGGTCTGCAGATTGCCAACATGGCAGCGCTGGCCGCTGCCGTGTCGAGCGCCGCGCGCCAATTCAAGTCGGCAGTGATCGGGGTCAACTCGAACTTGACCCTGACAGCCGCGCAAGCGGGCAATGCCGTGCAGTTCAACACTGGACCGGTGACCCTGACCTTGCCGGCCGTGGCGGATGTAGGCAACGGCGCGTCGTTCATGCTGCGTAACCCATCCGCGACGGCGACGCAGACGCTCAACGTTGCCTCTGCTGGCTCAATCGTTGACGGCGGCAGCACTATCACAACGGTCAGCATCAAGCCTTTCGAATGGATGGAGCTGGCGGCGTCAGGTACTGCCTGGTTTGTGGTCGGGCGTGGCAAGTTGAAAGAGGTGGCCGAACTCGACTCGCCGGTGCTGACAGGCACCCCGATGGCACCCACCGCTGCACCCGGTACGAACACCGCGCAGGTCGCCACCATGGCGGCGCTGCTCGCCGGCATGCAGCTGTTTGGCTTGGGGTCGACGGTGGGGAGCGACGTCGCAAACCTGGATGACCTGGGCAATACCGGGTTCTATCGCGCCCAGGGCGCCGCGCTCAACAACCCGTTCCCCAACGCATCCATTGTGGTGCTGCATGTCCAGTTCAACCAGTCTGGTGCTTTCCAGTTGGTGGCCTCGGTCAGCAACAACCTGGCCAATTCGCGCTTGTTCTGGCGGACCAAGGCTTCGGGCAGCTGGGCAGAATGGCAGCAAGGTGCGCGTCTGAACTCTCCCGACTTCAGCGGGACGCCCACGGCACCGACCGCGAGCGTCGGCACTAACACTATTCAGCTGGCAACGACGGCTTTCGTACAGGCGGCGATGGCTGCTTACGGCATCGGTACCAACTCGGCTGCGACTGTCTCCGATTTCAACGCCGCTACTTCTGGCGGATTCTATCGGGCAGTGGCGGGCGCGACCGGCGCCCCGGAATCGGCCTCGGCGTATTTCATCCTGGTGGTACCGTTCAACAGTGGCACCACCCTGCAAATCGCGGCCAAAGCCGGGGCGGGGCTGGCGAGCAACCTGTTCTGGCGCACCTCCTCGGGCACCTGGAGCGAATGGTTCGAGGTTGGAAAACTGAACTCGCCCGCGTTCACTGGGATTCCCACTGCGCCGACGGCGCCGGTCGGTACGAACACCAAGCAGCTCGCCACCATGGAGGCGCTGCTGCAGGGCATCACGGCGTATGGCCTTGGCGCGACGGTGTTTACCTACATTGCGGACATTGACAGTTTTACCCTGGGCAACGGTTGGTATTCGGTGGGCAACACCACGGCCGGCAGCAAGCCGACCGGCCACACTTACGGGGTTTTGATCGTCAGCGGTCGTAACAACATCCAGTCCAATGCCCGGGTGACCCAGCAGTTCAAGTACCCCGAAGGGCTGGTTGCGCGGACCTATGAGCGCACGGGTTATAACGGTCAATGGGGGCCCTGGCGGGAAGTGGCGTTCACCGATAGCCCTGTGTTTACCGGCAATCCAACAGCGCCGACCCCGCCGGTCAATGACGCAAGTAAAAGTCTGGCGACGGCGGAGCTGGTCGAGCTGTCGAAACGCAACTTTTCGGGGCCTGTGCTGGGCTTTACGGCGAACATGACGTTGTCCTCGGCGCAGTCGGGCCGGCTGTATCAGTCCAATGCCGCCAACCTTACCGTCACGCTTCCGGCGGCTGGCGACGCGCCGTCGGGCACTGCCTTTGCGTTCCGCCACACCGGAGGCGGCACGCTGACCCTTGCGCCGGCAAGCGGCACCATCGTGTCGACCGTGACTGCGGCTACCTTGGCGCTGCAGCCCGGCGAGTTCGTCGAGGTGGTCAACAACACCAATACCAGTTGGTTTGTGGCTAGCCGTGGCAAGTTGGCGGAGGTGCCAACTGTCGATGTCATGAACACGGCGGTGGCCAATGCCGCGCCGCCCGGCATGGTGGCGCACTTCGCGCTGAGTACGCCGCCGACCGGCTGGCTCAAGCGGAACGGGGCAGCCGTGTCGCGCACGGCGTATGCGGCTCTGTTCGCGGCCATCGGGACGACGTTCGGTGCTGGCGATGGATCGACCACCTTCAATGTGCCGGATGACCGCGAGTTGATTGATCGGGCATGGACGGACGGGCTCAACTCGGCCGACGCGGGACGCGGGCTGTTTTCTGCCCAGGCGGGCCAGCTCGAATCGCACGTCCATACCGGTACCACCAGTGCCGGCGGCTCTCACTCGCACACGACCATCATGGTTCGCGAGCGGATTTTGGCTGACTACACCCCTACGGGCGGTAACGCGGTCTACGGGGATCAGCAAAGCGATGGCACCCAATCGCTGACCACCAGCGTAGCGCCCAGCCACACCCACGGTTTTACCACCGATGCCACTGGCGGCAATGAAACCCGCATGGCCAACCGGGCCTATCTAGCCTGCATCAAGTATTGAGGAACACCATGACTGACGAGCTTGACGATCTGATCGAAGCGCCGACGCCGCTGGAGTTACCCGAGGTGCTGCCCTGGTGGCAGCAGCCAGGCATCGAGCCACCGGTGATGTGCAACGTGCACCGTGGCACCGGCGAGTTCCTGTGCCTCTCCGAGGCCGACCCCAGCCCGCTAGAACCGGGCGTGTGGCTGTTCCCCGCGTACAGCTACCAGATCGACCCGCCCGAGCTGCAAACGGGCTTCGCCGCGTTGATCAACCGTGACAGTAACGGCTGGGAGCTGGTCGCCGACCATCGTGGCGCCACGGTGTACAGCACTGACACGGGCGAGCGGCGTTTGTGGCAGGCCTTGGGTGATCTCCCCGAGGGCTACACGCTGCAGGCGCCGGCGAGCGAGTTCGATACCTGGGTGGGCGAGCAGTGGGTGCCGGATGAGGCGGCCATGGCCGAGGCGGCGCGCCAGATGGCGTACCACAAGCAGGTGCTGGCCAACCAGTACGCCACCAGCCGCATCAGCACGCTGCAGGACGCCGTCGACCTCAAGATGGCCAGCGAGGCCGAGGCGGCCGCGCTCACTGCCTGGAAGGCGTACCGCGTCGAGCTGAGCCGGCTGGATATCACTACCACGGCGCCGGCTGAGGATGACTGGCCGAGCAGCCCGAACGACGAAGCCTTGGCCGTTTGGCTGGCTTCGCAAACCGCATAACGCCCCGCACTGACGGGGCGTTTTCTTATCCGCTGTACCACAAGGCCCCGAGTGCGGGGCTTTCTCATATCTGGAGAATGCTTTTATGAGTGGTTTTTTCCACGGGGTTACCGTAACGAATGTCGACACTGGCGCCCGAAGCATCGCCTTGCCGTCGTCCTCGATCATCGGGCTGGTCGACACTTTCACGCCCGGCGCCGATGCCACGGCCAAAGCCAACGACCTGGTGCTGATCACCAGCGAGCGCGAAGCTGTGTCGGCATTTGGTGCTGACGCTGCAATCACCAAGGCCTGCCAGGCCATCTACGCCCGCGCCAAGGCGGTCATTGTCGCCTGCGGCGTGGCCAAGCTGACCGACGCGGCCGAGCAGACCTCGGCGATTATCGGCGGCGTGTTGGCAGATGGCACCCGTACCGGCCTGCAGGCGCTGCTCGATGGCAAAAGCCGATTCAACGCCCAGCCGCGTCTGCTGGTCACGCCCAAGCACAGCGCGACCCAGGCTGTCGGCACGGCCCTGGTGGCCCTGGCTGACAAGCTGCGCGGCATTGCCATCATCGACGGCCCCAACACCACCGACGAGGCAGCCACCGCTTACGCGGCCAGTTTCGGCGCCAAGCGTGCGTTTCTGGTCGATCCGGGCGTGAAGTACTGGGACACCACCACCAGCGCAACGGTGGACGCGGCTAGCTCGGCCTGGGTTGCCGGCCTGTTCGCTTGGACCGACAGCGAGTATGGCTTCTGGGCTTCGCCGTCGAATAAGGAATTCGTGGGTATCACTGGCACCGGTCGCCCTGTCGAATTCCTCGACGGCGACGAAACCTGCCGGGCCAACCTGCTCAACAACGCCAACATCGCGACCATCATTCGCGACGACGGCTTCCGGCTTTGGGGTAACCGAACCCTGTCCAGCGACCCGAAATGGGCCTTCGTCACCCGTGTGCGGACCATGGACATTGTCATGGACGCGATCCTGTACGGCCACAAATGGGCGGTCGACCGCTCGATCACCGCGACCTACGTCAAGGACGTGACCGAAGGCCTGCAGGCGTTCATGCGCGACCTGAAGAACCAAGGCGCGATCATCAACTTCGAGGTGTATGCGGACACCGAGTTGAACACGGCCAGCCAGCTGGAGCAGGGCAAGGTGTACTGGAACATCCGTTTCACCGACGTGCCGCCGGCTGAGAACCCCAATTTCCAAGTCGAAGTCACCAACCAATGGCTGACAGAAGTCCTCGACACCGCCGCCTAAGGAGCGAAACAACATGGCAATGATTCCCGAGACCCTCGCCAACCTGAACCTGTTCGTTGACGGTGTCAGCTTCCAAGGCGATGTCCCCAGCCTGACCCTGCCCAAACTCACCCTGAAAATGGAAGAGCATCGCCCGGGCGGCATGGACATGCCGGTAGAGCTGGACATGGGCATGGAGAAACAGGAAGCGAATTTCACCACCACGGGCGTTCGCCGCGAGGCACTCAAGTTCTTCGGCCTGGCCGATGGCTCTGCCTTCAACGGCACCTTCCGTGGCGCGTTCAAGGGGCTGCGAGGCGTGATCAAGCCAGTGGCTGTCACCCTGCGCGGCACGCTGAAAGAAATCGACATGGGCGACTGGAAGGCCGGCGACAAGGCCGAGATCAAGCACGGCGTCTCCCTCAACTACTACAAGCTCGAGGTCGACGGCCGGGTTGTCTACGAGATCGACGCCCTGGGCATGCGCCGCGTTATTGATGGCGTCGACCAGCTGGCCGCGCAACGCCAGGCTCTTGGCCTGTAATCACTCCCTCCCGAAGACAAGGAAATCGAACTATGAGTAAGCCACTGCCGAAGTACCTGACCCTCGAAGCTGCCCGCGTCACTGTCAGGCTGAGCCAGCCCACCGAGCTGAACGGAGTCCAGTGCGACACCATCAGCCTGCGCACGCCGACCGTGCGCGACATTCGCACCGCATCGATCAACGCTGCCAGTGACGAGGAGCAGGCAGAGCTGAACTTGTTCGCCAGCCTTGCAGAGGTGGGTACCAAGGATCTGGAGGGCATGGCCCTCAAGGACTATACCCGCCTGCAGTCCGGCTACTTTCGCCTGGTGCAGGACGACGACGTTTAACCCTCAAGTGCAGAAGGGGCTGGCCAAGCGGCTGGCCTCTGAGTTGGGTTTTTCGTCCGCTGAAATCATGACCATGCCTTGGGAAGACATGGTCTGGTGGCTCACGGATTGAGCCGCTAAGGGGGTAACCGATGGCAAGCAAACTGGCGATATCGCTGCTGATCGGCGGCGCCGTCGCGTCCTCGGTCGGCGCCGCTTTCCGCACTGTAGAAAGCGGCATAGACAAGCTTAAAAAGAAGGGCGACAAGGCCAAGGTGCTGCAGAGCACCATTGGCGAGACCATCAAGCTGCGGGAGGAATGGAAGCGAGCGCATGACGCGGGCGCGGCGAGCGCCGACAAGTTATTGCGTAAGCTCAACGGCAACCTGGATGCGTTGCGTAAGCAAGGTGTCGAAGTTGGTCGCCTAGGGCGGGAGTACCAGCGGCTGACCCGTGAGGCCAAGGCCGCGGACCTGCAGATTAAGGGGCAGCAGCAGATCGCGTCGGGGAAGTCTTCGCTGAAGGCGAACCTGGGGGCGGCTGCGGTTGGTGTCGGACTGACCGCTGTCCCCACCAAGATCAGCGCGGACTATCAGTCGATCATCCGCGACATCGCGATCAAAGCGGATGTGGCCAACAAGCCTGAAGAGGTGCAGCTGAGTCGGTCGATCATCCAGACCTCAAATGAGACCGGCATGGCGCGCAATGGCGTTGCCGACCTGATCAACCAGCTGGTCGGCGCGGGCATGGAACTGGACAAGGCCATGGCCTATTCGGCTACGGCAGCGAAGTTCGCGGTCGGACAGGGTGCCTCTGGCGTCGACACGGCGAGCATGATCATGGCGCTGCAGCAGAACGCCAAGATCAACGACCCGAAAGTCATGCAGCAGGCTCTGGAGGCAATCGCTTACCAAGGTCAGGCGGGCAGCTTCGAGGCCAGCGATATGGCCAAGTGGTTCCCCCAGCTGCTGGCAGGCATGGAGAAAAACGGCATCACCGGTTTGGATGCTGTCACGTCCCTGGGCTCGATGCTGCAGGTGCAGATGAAGACCGCCGGCAGCTCGGACGAAGCGGCGAACAACTTCAAGAACTGGATGGAAAAAATCGGCGCCGGTGATGTGGTCAAGGCCTACAAGGATGCCGGCATCGATTACCAGGCGTCGCTGAATACTGGCCTGCAGAAGGGCATGAACGTCATCGAGGCGTCCATGGGCCTGGCCATGCAGTACGTGCAAGCCACGGACCCGGCCAAGGCGCAGAAAATGAAGGACGCTCAGGCCAAGATCGACAAGGAAGTTGACCCGGAGAAAGCCAAGGCGGCACTTGAGGCTCTGGAGAAAACCTTGCGCACGGGCGACCTGTTCGCCGACATGCAGGTCAAGGCGGCGCTCACTGCCTACGGGCAGAATCGCGGCCTGTACAACGAGCTGAAGGCCGAGTCCACGAAGGCAACCGGCATCCTCGACAAGAACCTGGCCGAGCGCCGCGAGACATCTTCGCAGCGCTGGTCGGAGCTGTTGCAGTCAACGGATGACGCTATGCGCAGTATCGGCGATGCCATCCGGCCGGCGACCGACGCTTTTGCCCAGGGAGCCACGACTGTGGTGCAGGGCATCACCACGCTATCGGACAAGTTCCCTGAGGTTGTGATGGGACTGGGGGCCTTGGCGGCGGCCATCGGCGCGCTGCTCACTGCCCGAAGCGCGGCCCGGATCGGTCGTGGGGTGGTTAATCTGGCTCGCGGGCGCGCATTGAGTTATCGACGCGGAGGCAGGCCGGAGGCGGTCCCCGCTGTCGATCCGCTGCCCAATACGGGTAACCCGTTGGTGGATGCTGGTCTGGATGCCCTTGGCAAGACGTTTGGAGCGCCGGCCAGCAATGACTCAGGTCCGGTGGTCGGCAATAACCCGCAGCGTGTGTTCGTGGTCAACGCTGATGCCATCGGTCGCTACGGTGGCAGTAATGTTGGTGCGTCAACAGCTGAGCCGGTTGGAAGTAGGCGTGCGCGCAGACGTCGACGCCGGGTCGCGGCGAAACTGTCCCGGCCGGGGACAAGTGTGCGAGTTCCGCGTGCATCTGTGCCGACAGCTCCCGCGCCGCCCAATGTGCCGATGCCGCTGCCCAAGCCATCCGTACAACTGCCCGCTCCTGGCGCGCAAACACTGGTGGGTGCGGCTTCCCCTGAGCTTGGACGGTTAGGGCAGATCGTTCGCGGCGTGCGCAATGTCACCCGCCACTTCGGCAAACTGCCGGGTGGCAAACTCGCTGATGCCATTCCTGGTGTACTCGACACGGCAATCAATGCTGAAACCCGTGACGAGAAGGCGGAGGGATACGGTGGCGCTGCAGGCGGTATGGCCGGTGCCTGGGCAGGGGCGTCTGTAGGCGCAACCATCGGTTCGGTCGTGCCGGTCATCGGTACCGCGATTGGCGGAGCGATTGGCATGGCCATCGGCGGTATCGGTGGCGAAGCACTTGGCGGTTGGCTGAGTAAGAAACTCTTCGGGGAGGATAAGCCAGAAGCGGTAGCTGAGGCTTCCGAGCAGCAGGGGCAGCATCAGACGAAAGCGGTGGCTGGGGAACGCCTACCCGCGCCGCCAACTGTGGCTATCAGCCCGGTGGTAGCTGCGCCCGCTCCGGTTCCAGTTGTGTTGGCACCGCCGGCTCCAGCTACCCCGGTGGTTCAGCCAGCCAGCCCGCAGGAGCCGGTGCCGAGCAAGCCTGTGGTGGTGGTACCGCCACCGATCACGGCGCAACCGAGAGCCACGGTATCGGCTGGGGCCACACCTGTAAGTGCCGTGCCAGCTCCGGTTGTCTTGCCCGCTGCACCCGTTGCTCCGGTCAAGCCCTCTGTGTTGCCGGCTGTGGTGACAGCGCCGCGTGAGCGAGCCCCAAGTTCTCCTGCACCGGGCGACGTTGTTCGCGACATCGTCGTTAATGCGCCGCCGCCCAGCCCGGCCAAGGCCACCCACGCTGCCGCCCCGGTCAAGGCTGCACCGCCAAAGGTCGAGCAGTCGTTCACGTTCGCCCCGAACATGTCAATCGAGGTCCACGGCGATGTGAAAGACCCGGGTCAGATTGTGCGCGAAGCAGAGCCGGTTCTTCGGGGCATGTGGGAGCGGTTCGGGCGTGAGGTCTCTGCCCGAATGGCTTCCGCTCAGTTGTTTGATGCACCAGACGTCGCTTAAGGAGGCGCTATGGCTTATGAGCAGCAGTTAGAAAGGGTCCTGTCGTCAGTGGTGGCGGCGGGGGAGGCGGGCCGCAACAGTCCAGGCGGCATGCTTAGTCCGCTGAACATCGCGGTTACAGGCATGACGTTGGCCGCTGATGAGCTGGAGCGGCAAAGCTCCCTGGATCCGCAGAAGGGGGCGCGCCTGCAGCGGGGGTTACGGGCGATACGGGCTGCACAGGGATATGCCACCCAGGTTGCCAACAAGAATGGGCCGTCTGCGCCGGGCACCACTGCGGTGCTGGGTGTGCTCACGTCCCTGGAGTCGCAGACCAGTCGGGCGGGATCTGCAGCCAATCGCATTGCTGGCCAGCTTTTGAGTACCCCCGGCATCCTGCCCACGGGTGCTATCAGCCGGGCAGGCCCCTCATCGGCTGCGGCGATCAAACCGTACCCTCACTTATTGGTCATGCAGCCGATGAAGGGTGATGGCCAGCCCTTCTACTTCAACCTCGACACGGCGGCATTCGATGAGTTGAGTCGCAAAACAGCGTACCGCTGGGCCAGCCAGGAACGCCTATCGCGGGATATCGCGCAGCAGGCGGTAGGGCAGGGCGAGGATCGCCTGACGATCAAGGGGGCTGTGATGCCGGCTTTTAAAGGCGGTATTCGCCAGCTGGACGCCCTGCGTACCATCGCTCGCGAGCTGAAGCCCCTGATGTTGACCACCGGCTACGGTGCGGTGCTCGGCTCCTGGTGCCTGGCGAGCATTGATGAAGACCAATCCGCGCTGCTCGCAGGCGGCATTCCGCGTAAACAAGCCTTCTCACTGGAGTTCACCAAGTATGGCGTCGACATGCAGAACGTCTGACGGGGATCTGCTCGATACGCTGTGCCAGGCCTACTACGGTCATCTGTCTGGCGCGGTCGAGGCGGTCATGGAAGCGAACCAAGGGCTGGCCGACGAGGTGCAACCATTCCGAGCTGGCGTGCCGATCACCTTTCCCAATCTGCCAGCGGCCGAGGTTGAGCAGGTGACCCTTTGGGACTGACCCCGACACATTGCACAACGACCCCGCCCTCGCGGGGTTTTTCGTTTCTGGAGCGCGTATGAAACCCATATTTCGCATCGTCGCGGATGGCCGGGATATCACCGCGCTGATCAACGACCGGTTGGTGTTGTTGCGCACCTCGGACAAGCCGGGCATGGAGTCCGACGAGTTCGAGCTGCGCATTGATGACCGAGATCAGGCCGTCACGCTGCCCAGGCGGGGCGCCAAGATAGAGATCTTCCTGGGCTATGAGGGCAAGCCGCTGGCTCGCCTGGGCAGTTATGCGGTCGATGAAATCGAAGTCACCGGTCCACCGGACACCATCAGCTTGCGTGGCAAGGCCAGCGACATGCGCGGGAGCGGTAAGACCACCCGCAGCGGTAGCTGGGAGGGCGTGTCGCTCGCGCAGATCGTCAGCGAGGTGGCTGCGCGCAATGGCTGGAAGGCGGGCTGCACGGTAATGACCAAGATCGCCCGTGTCGACCAGCGCGGGGAATCGGACTTCAACTTCATCACCCGGCTTGCCAAGCAGTACGACTGCACCGCCAAGGTTGGTGACGGGCAGCTGCTGGTGATGCCCCGGCAGGGCGGCACCACTCCCGGCGGCAAGGCGTTTGGCGCCGTCACTATCAACCGGAGCGACGTAGCCCGCTACTCGTTCCGGCTCGGCGACCGCAGCACGCAGAAAGCCGTGAAGACGCACCATCAGGACAAGAAATCCGGTGCTCTGAAGGTCGTCGAGCTGAGCAACGACGAAGCCCCCGAAGGCCTACCGGCGGTCCACACCGACCGGCATATCTATCCCGACCAGAAGGCGGCAGAGCAGGCAGCCAAGGCCCGCTTGGCCGCATTCAACCGCAGCACCGCAGGGGTTCGCCTGGAGATGATCGGGCGTACCGACCTGTTTGCCGAGCGATCGATCACCGCCCAGGGCTTCAAGAGTGGTCTCGACGGCGAGTACCTGGTCGACAGCGTGGAGCAGCTCTTCACCGCCGCAGGCTGGACCACCACCGTGGAATGCAACGGTGGCAAGAAGGGCAAGGCGACGGCCAAGGGCAAGAAGAAACAGCAGAAGAAACCAACCAAATCGCTGCGCACGGTGGACGTATCCCCCGCGTAAATGGATTCCTAAAGGAGAAGAATGATGCCTATCAACGAGAAGCAGCTGCTGCAGATCCTCCCGAACGCCGGCCGCAAAGCCGGCGTTTTTGTTCCCGGCCTCAACGCCACCATGGGCAAGTTCGCCATCATCACGCGCCTGCGCATGGCGGCGTTCCTCGCTCAGATCGGGCACGAGTCGGGCCAGCTGCAGTACGTGCGTGAACTCGGAAATGACAAGTACCTTTCGAAGTACGACACCGGCAGCCTCGCGAAGCGGCTGGGTAACACTCCTGAAGCTGATGGCGACGGCCAGCTTTACCGTGGTCGCGGGCTCATCCAGGTCACAGGCCGATACAACTACGAGGTCTGCAGCGAGGCCCTGTTCGGTGACAGCCGCCTGCTCAACACCCCTGAGCTGCT